TTTAGACGCCGCAAAAGGTGACGCGCTGCCACGTCGCACCCTTGCTGGCGTCGCACTCGAATACAACGTTGACGCCGTAGTTTCTGACGGCCAAATGGTTAGGTTTTTGCCCGGCTCGCTACCGCTTGAAGGTAAAAAGCCAAAAATGTACCTTTACCACGACAGCACCCAGCCAATCGGCGTAGTCACCGAACGCACCGAAGTAGGCAACTTTGTAATGTTTGAAGCCAAAATAAGTGAAACAGTCCTAGGCAACGAAAGTTTGCAACTAGCAAAAGACGGCGTTTTAGACAGCCTTTCCGTTGGGGTGCAACCAGTTGAATTTAGTTTTGACGAAGCCGGCACCATGATTGTTAGCAAGGCTGACTGGCAAGAATTGTCGCTTCTGCCCTATGGCGCATTTGAGGCCGCCAAGGTCGAGCGCGTCGCTGCCAGTATCCACCAAAACGAACCCGAAGTAGAGTTAAATAAAGAACAAGACCAAGAAAAGGAAGTAACCGAAATGTCAAACGAAGTAGAAGCACCAGCAGTAATTGAAGCGTCGGCCGTGCAACCAATTTACGCACAGGCTCGCAAGTTGCGTTTGCCGTCACCTAGCGAATACATCGCTTCTTTTGTGCGTGGTGGTGCAGACTTTGCACAACTTAACGCAAACATCAACAGCGCAATGGTGCAAGCAGCACCGGGCGTAGCACCGGACATTAACACCGAATCAACCCCGGGAATTTTGCCAGAAATCATCACCGGCAGCGTCTACGACTCGCTAAACCCTGTGCGCCCTTTTGTGTCGGCAATTGGTACACGTGCCATGCCACAGAGTGGTGCGACATTCCGTCGTCCAAAAATCGGGACAAGGCCAGTAGTAACCCAGCAACCAACAGGCCAGTTGACAGCGCTTGACCCGTCAACCGTCACCGTTACAAACAACGACATTTCAAAATTGACTTTTGGAACGTACGTCACTTTGTCGGAACAAGACCTTGACTGGACAGACCCAAATTCACTCAACATCGTTATTAATCAGTTGGCAATCGCCTACGGACAAGCCACGGACAACTACGCAGTTGACACCATGGTTAGCGGTGTAACACAATCCGAAACCGTTGCCGACTTGTCATCGCCAGCCGACTTCATTGAAGCGATCTACGGCGCTGCATACCAAATCAGCAACAGCAGCAACTACCTACCAACCCATTATTTCGTCAGCCCGATCACATGGGCGAAATTAGGCATGCTTACCACCAGCACGGGCCAACCAGTATTCCCATACGTGGGCGCACCAAACCTTATTGGTCAAAACGCGTTCGGTAACTCGGCTGCAACATCATGGAACGGCAACCCATTGGGTCTCGTCCTCGTTGTTGACAAGAACATGGCTGGCGGTACCGGTTCGGGCGCTTTGCAAGGTGTCGTAGGACATGCAGCAGGCGCAGCAGCAGGCTTCGAATTCTACGAACAGCAAAAGGGCGCAATTTCAATTGACGTACCAAGCACACTTGGCCGAACGATTGCTTTCCGTGGCTACGCAGCCGCGTTCATGGCAGACGCAACCAAGTTCGTAAAACTTCTTAAGTCATAATTTCCGAAAGGTAGGCCGTCATGGCCGTCTATTCGGTCTCACAAAAGTACATAGTTGACAACTACGCTGTTGTCGTACTACTTACCAACGCAGACCCGTTAGAGGTTGGCCAGTCGTTTACCCTTGCGGGTGTCGACGCAACCTTTAACGGTTCTTACACAGTCCACGCACTACCACCGTTTCGGTTTATTGGCGTTGACGAATACGGGTTCTTTTTGTATGACCCCGAGCAACCAATCCAGCACCAAGTGTTGTTTGCTAAGACAGCCGACAACGTAATCATTAGCCCGGCTACTGGCACCCTTACAACAACACCGACTTGCACGTGGATAACCGCCGATAGTCAAATTGAGGATTGGTTAGGAATAGGAACAGCAACCGCAGCCGATCAAACGTTTATTACCCAATGCCGTTTGGCTGCCAACGAATTTTGCTACCGCCGAAGGCTCGAGGCAGGCTACAAAGACAGCCTTACAACATCGCCTAACGCGTCAGTAACCTTGGGCACGGTGGCTTACGCTGGCTTTTTGTACCGTCAACGCGGTGCAGTAACCGACTTTGCAGGGTTTGACGGTTTAGCCGCTGGCGGGTCTATGGGCCTTAGCCCAATGATAAAGCAACTATTGGGCATTGACAGGCCCGCGGTGTTTTAATGCCCGTTGCATACACCGACCTATTCAACGAGGCCTTAGACGACCTTACAGCCACGCTACAGACCGTTACAGGCTTGCAAGTAGTTAACGACCCGCGCAACATTGTGCCCCCATGCGCTTTTATTGACGCCCCGTCGTTTGAAGCGTTTAACTACAACATTGTAAAAATCACGTTTCCCGTGCGCCTAATTACCCTTGGCCCCGGCAACCTTGACGCGCAACGTTCGCTAATGAACATGGCCGCAAAAGTATTAGGCAAAAACGTGGCGGTTACCAGCGGCCGCCCAACCATTGCCATAATCGGCGGTAGCGAATTAGCCGCGTATGATCTCACAATTGAAATGCAAGCCCAAACAAGTTAGGTGACTATGTATTACATCATTAAAAGCCCTCGAATAGGTGAGGTTGGCACAGAGTACGAACCGAAGCCGGGCACAAACATACCAGCCCTATTGTGGGGCGGTTTTATTGAGGAAGTAGACGACCAGCAACCCGACGAAGTATCCACACCCGCACCTAAAAAAAGTGCTAAAAATAAGAAAGCAACGAAAGAGAGTTAAACACCATGGCAACTAGCACCTACCTCGCAACCCCGGGCGTTTCGGTAAACAGCGTTTCGCTTACCGACCAATGCACCGCTGCCGTATTTACGCACCGTTTTGACCAGTTGGAATACACGACTTTCGGTCAGACGTCGCGCCAGTACCAAGCAGGATTGGGCAACCACGAAGTTACCCTTACCCTTTACCAGTCCTACGCAGCAAGCGAGACCTACGCAACGTTGGCCGCACTTGTTGGCAACGACGACATCACCGTCGTAGTCGACGCAGCAGGGGAACTCTTTACCCTAACCAATTGCGCGTTGCTTGAAATGCCAGTTGTAAACGCGGCATTGGGCGAACTTTCCACCGTAGACATTACGTTTGTTGGTGGCACATACAGCGTTGCATAATTAGCGCCGAACAATCGGCCCGACACGAAAGAAGGCACACATGCAATTAACCCTTGAAGTAACCAACCACGAAGGCACGTACCAAGTAAGTACAAACCTTTTTACCATTGTGCTATGGGAACGACGTTTTAAACGCAAAGCGGCCGACATGGCAAACGGTATTGGTGTTGAGGACTTGTTGTTTTTGGCTTGGGAAGCAAGCAAACAAAACAAAATTGTTGTGCCGTCCGAATTCGACAAATATTGCCAGCAAGTAACAAACATTGAAGTAACCGCGCAAGAGGCCCCAAACCCTACCCAAGCGGCACCTACCGCCGGCAATTAGCCGAACTGTTAGTTGCAACAGGGTGGGCGCCGCATTGGTACTCGCAAGTATTTGACGCGCAAGACTTAGCCACCGTGGCTAAAGTTTTGGGGGACAGAAACAAAAGGTAACCCCATGGCGCAACCAGTTTTACAGGTAAAAGGTATTCAAGAAACCTTGGCGCTATTGCACAAAATAGACCCGTCCTACCGTCGCAAGATCACTACACGCATTAAGCGAAGCGGTGAAATAATCCTTAGCGAAGCCCGCAGCATGGTGGCCTATTACGACAACAAAAAAGGCAACGGCGCCCCGCTTTCCGGCATGGTTCGAGGCAACCTAGTTAAAGGCCGTGAAACCAGTTGGCGAACCGATCAGGTACAAAAAGGCTACAAAATTAAAGTTGGTGTACGTCCTAGCCGTGAACGTTACGTTGACTTTGACCGAGGCGGTTATACCGAACAGGTTGTTTTTGGTGCTAAGCCTTACCGTCTTATGGTTGTGCAATCCACCGACCCAGCGGGCGTGATCTACGACCATGCCGGGCGAAACGTAAACAGCCTATTTGTGGCAAACCTTACAAAAGAGGAAGGCCCGCAACCGCGTGTAATTGACAAAGCGGTAACTAAGAACCGTGACGCCGTGCAAGACGACATACAATCGGTTATAGCCGACGTTGAAAAACGCACGAACACGCAACTTAAACAAAGGGTCAAATAATGGCAATTAACATACCGATTATCACGTCGTTTGTTAATACTGGCGTACAGGCAGCCGACAAACAACTTAAGGCGTTTGGTACTAGCGCGAAAAACGTTGCGGGTGCGGTTGGCGGTTTTAGCCTTGCAATAGGCACCGTTAAGAGTGTGATCGGCCCGATGATTACGGCCGCGTCAAACATGCAAGAAAGCCTAAGCAAAGTCAACGTTGTGTTTGGCCGTGGCGCTAAAGAAGTCGAGAATTTCGCTAATGGCGCGGCTAAAAACCTTGGCCAGTCAAAGCAATCGGTTTTGGACGCTGCCGGCGTATTTGGCACGTTCGGTAAAGCAGCAGGCTTAGCCGGTGCCGACCTAGCGGTATTTAGCAACGACTTTACAACCCTTGCAACCGATCTAGCGTCGTTCAATAACACAAGCCCCGAGGAAGCCGTACAAGCCATTGGTGCCGCGCTACGAGGCGAAGCCGAACCTTTGCGCCGTTTCGGTGTTTTGCTTAACGACGCAACCCTAAAACAAGAAGCAATGGCCCTAGGCATTTATGACGGCTCGGGCGCATTAACAGCACAACAAAAGATTTTGGCTGCACAAGCCGCCATTTACAAGCAGACCGGTGACGCACAAGGCGACTTTATGCGTACCAGCGACGGCCTTGCTAACAGCCAGCGAACATTGTCAGCAACGCTAGAAAACGTTAAAGCAAACATGGGCGCGGCTTTTATTAAACAAGCCGAAACCGCAACCAAAAACATTACCTTTTTGGCGCAAGCATTCGAGCAACTACCAACGCCAGTAAAAGAAAGCAGCAACGAACTAAACGGCTTTTTAGGCTTTTTAAAAAACATGCAAAACCCGCTTAGCCAAGCATGGTACGGGCTAACCAAATTGCGCGAAGCGTTCACCGACGACAAGACCGTAGGCGCTTACAACGAAAACCTTAAATTCAGCGCACAACAAACAATGCGTTTAGCCGACGCTTCGGGTGAAGCCAAAAAAGAAGCAGCAGGCCTTGACGAAAAAGTAGGCGGCGCAACCAAAAAACTTAGCGACCTTTACGACGTCATAAAAGACAAATTGGCAGACGCGCTTGACGACGCAAAAGATCAACTAAAAGACGCGCAAGACGCGTTTCGAGAATTCGGACAAAGTGTTGCTGACGGCATAAAAGCCGGGTTTAGTTTTGCCGACGCTAAAGAAGCCGGCGTAGAAACTGGCGGCGGTTTCCTAGCGGGGTTACGCGACCAAGTAGCCGGGGTAAAAGAATACGCAAAAAACGTAGACACATTGCTAAAGCGGGGTCTAAGCGAACAGGCTCTTAGCGAGGTGCTAAACGCTGGTTCGGAAGCAGGCGCGGCAATTGCAGCCGAATTAGTGGCAGGCGGCCAAGAAGCCATTACAGGCCCCAACGGTGTAAACGCACTAGTTGAAACCGTGCAAAACGTGGCAGCCAAACTTGGTTTGGATAGCGCCGAACGTTTCTACCAAGCAGGCGTAGAACAAGGCAAAGCGTTAGTTGCAGGCCTTGAAAGCGTCCTTGCCAAATACGAAAAGATTTTGAAAAACCCGAACTTAAGCACTAAGCGTTTAAATGCGCTATTGCAGCAAGCACAAACCGACATTTCGTTTACTCAAATAACATCGGGTCAAACGATTGCTACGCCAGCGCCAACACCTAGCCAAATGGCCAGCATTGCCGAACACCAAGCCATGCGTGGCGGCACAACCAACTACACCGTAAACGTGCAAGGCGGGTTGGCTACAAGCGCCGAAATTGGGCGCGTCACACAAGACGGCCTACGTGCGTTTGCTCGACAAAACGGCCCATTGGATTTACCAATAGCCGGGTTTAGATAATGCCCGGCACCGCAATTGCCCAAGCCGGCAACTATTCCCTACTTATTGACACCGGCTACGACGTCAATAGTTTTACCCTTGACAGCGCAACCAAGGGTTTATTAGACGGCACGTTTCCGCTTGGCCCCGGTAGCGACTTTGCCGACGTTACAGACAGCACAACGCAAATAAACATTCGGCGCGGGCGTCGCGATCAGGGCGACCAATTTGCTGCTGGCACCATGACATTTACCATTAACGACGTTGACGGCATTTTTAACCCGTTTGACGAAAACGGCCCGTACTACAACACCCCCGACGCACTACCCGGCCTTGCCCCATTGCGAGCAGTTGAACTAATCCGCTACGACGATAACGACACCCCGCATTATTTATACCGTGGAAAAGTTGTCAATTACGACTACAACTTTTCGTTAGACGGCATAGACACCGTAACCGTCTATTGCGCCGACAACTTTTATTTGCTTAGCCAAACATTTATGGACGAACTAAACGTTGGCATTGAAACATCAGGCGAACGCATAGAAACCGTTTTAGACCTACCCGAAGTGCAATACCCAACTGGCGCCGCTCGAAACATTGACCCCGGCACCGTAGACCTAGGCCACGCCCCCGCTTACACCGTGCCCGGTGGAACCAACGTTTTAGGCTATTTGCTACAAATAAACCAAACCGCAGAATTTGGCCGTTTGTTTGTGTCACGGGCGGGCGTATTAACCTTTACGCCACGTGTGGGCACAACCCTTAGCGCCCCAGTAATTGACTTTATGGACAACGGCACCGGCGTACCATACGACGGCTTAGGTATCACGTTTGAAGCCGACAGCGTAACCAACCGCGTTTACCTTGAAGCGCTGGACGGCAAAACAAGCACGGCCGACGATCTCACAAGCCAAGCAACCTATTTTGTGCAAACATACAGCATTACAAACAGCCTTTTGCATGTTCAAGGGCAAATAGACGCCGCCGCAACCTACCTTTTAAACGGCACCCCTGAAGCCCGCTACAACAGCGTAGAAACCGTATTTGGCGCCCTAACCGACGCCCAACGCGACACCGTAGCCCTAGTGGACATAAGCGACACCGTAAGCATTGAACGCACGTTCATTACTGGAAACACGACAACGACGCTTGCCCAAGAATTAGCGGTAGAGGGTGTCGAGCATGAGATCACGTTGAACGGCCACCGCGTATTGCTATTTACCAGCCCTACGACAATTGTTTACGAATTGATACTTGACAATGCAGAGTTTGGAAAAATTGACGCGCTAAATGTGTTGGGTTGATCTAGGCTGAAACTATGGCTATTCAAGATTTTACAGCAGGGCAGGTTTTAACCGCCGCGCAAATGGACGCATTACAGGCCAATGATTACAACTGGACGGTAAGCACCAAAACCGACAGTTACGTTTTAGTTGCAGCCGACAAAGGCACCCGCGTTGTAATGAACGCAGCAACAGCCAAAACCATTACCGTAAACAGCGGTATTTTTGCTGCCGGCGACACTCTCGAAATTATTAACATTGGCGCCGGTACTTGCACCGTAACAGCCGGTACCTGCACGGTAACTACCGCCGGTTCTTTAGCGTTGGCACAATGGGGGGGTGGCACGCTTTATTTTACTAGTGCTAGTGCTGCTATTTTTTTTAGCGGTGGCGGGCTAGTTTACGGAACAGCCACAGGCGGTACAGGCGTAACGTCAACGACGGTAGGCGGCGTAAGTTACAACTATACAAGTTTTACAAGCACCGGCACACTTACCGTAACTAAAGCCGGTGTTTTCGACATATTGGTATTTGGTGGTGGCGGTGGCGGTGGTTCAGAATGGGTTGGTCGCGCTGGTGGTGGCGGTGGTGCTGGCGGTAAATTGCAAGCAACCGTTTATTTAAACGCTAACGCAACGATTACTATTGGTTCAGGCGGTGCAGGTTCAGGCGCACCAAGTAATGGTGCTATTGGTAATGCTTCTATTGTAGGTTCCGTAGCAGCAATTATCGGCGGCGGCGGTGGTTCATGGTCAGATAGCGCACCTAGTCGCGGCGGTTCCGGTGGCGGTGGCGCACATGGCGGCAACGGTGCAACGTCGTCTTACTCAGACACAAATTTTGGTTATAGCGGTGGCAATAGTTCAAGCGGATTTGCAGGCGGTGGCGGTGGCGCTGGCGGTGCAGGCGGTACAGGAACAAGCAGCACAACGGGAACAGGCGGCGCAGGCGTAGACGTAAGCGCGTTTATTGGTGGTTCTAGTTTGTTTAAAGCCGGTGGTGGTGGTTCATGGTCTGCCGCCGGTGGTTCAGGCGTCGGCGGTTCCGGTTCAACGTCTGCCGCAGCAAATACAGCAGGCGGCGGCGGCGGCGCGGCTGGCGGCGGTTCAAGCAGTAACGGCGGTTCGGGAATTGTTTACGTTAGGTGGAAAGTCTAATTTATGGCTAACTTTGCAGAAATTACAAGTAATTTAGTAGAACGTGTAATAGTCATTGCCAATAGTGATTGCAACGATTTACCATTCCCCGAAAGTGAAACAGTAGGCCAAGAATATATTGCTTCACTTGGTATTACCGGGTATTGGTTGCAAACAAGTTACAACGGAAATTTTAGAGGTTGTTACGCAGGCGTTGGTTATAGTTACGACGCGTCAATAGGTGAGTACGGCGAATTTGTAGCGCCCAAAATTTTACCGGTTGAGTAATGAAATGGCGTTACATGATCGGGTACGCGCTTTTAATTGCCGTAGTAGTTTGGGGTTGTAGTGGTTGCAGTTATTCAAAAACTAATGTCGAGTACCAATGCTTTACAAAGGCCGCATGTGAATAAAACACCGGAACAACACCACGCTTCACTAATCGTATTTGTGGGCCGTCTAATGGCTTTGTGTTTTACCTTTACGGTCATGGCGTTTATTTACGGCATTTTGTTTGTAGATCAGCCAACCGAACAAGCCCCAACCGACGCGCAACTAATTGACCTTTTAAGCACGCTACTTGTGTTTCTTACTGGCACACTTAGCGGCCTTGTTGCTTCAAATGGACTTAAAAGCAAGCCGGGAACACCAACCGAACAATGATCGCTAAAGCCAAACCTAACGTTGTAGGCGCTAGAGATTACATAGGCAACACCGACGGGCCAGCAAAAGGCAAACGTGCCGGCACCGAGGAATGGGTACGCCAAGCAATCAAGTATTCAAACGGCGCGTTGTGGAACAACGGCACCTACGGCCAGCGCGACGTTAAAGGCAAACCGGGCACAATGTCAGTACATGCAACAGGTCGCGCTATGGATTTGTCTTACCGCAAAATGGACGGCAAAGGAATTAAAGAAGGCCGCGCCGTTTCTAAAATGTTTATTGACAAAGTGCTGACAAACGCAAACGCTTTTGGCATACAAATAGTGATTGATTACTGGCCGAAACCGTGGGGCGCGTCATGGCGTTGCGATCGCCAAGCGTGGAAAGTGTACGAAACAAAAACCGTTTCGGGTTCACCCGGTGGGGACTGGTGGCACCTCGAATTGTCGCCCTCTATGGCCGATAACCCCGAGGCTGTGAAAGCCATATTTGAAGCCACGTTCGGGGTATCCGCAACCGCGTAACAATCGTTGGCTAAGGTTTTTCCACCGACGGAAAGCCCAATTTATGACCGAGCCACAAACCTTTATTTATGAGTGCTACATAACAACCCTTGAAACAGGGCAACAAGTTATGGTGCAACTATTCAGAGACCCTAAAACGTTTGATTGCCTACACGTGCAAATGGCATTTAAAAGCCCAGCGTTCGGCACGTGGGGTAACCCCTACCAAATGGAAAGCCGCAACAAATGAACTTGCTACTTAACCACAGGATAACCACAGGCATAATTGCCCTAATTTTGGTGCTTTCAGTCGCTTTTGGCTTCAGTAATGCACAGGCCCCCGAGCCAACCCCACAGGTTGTACCAGCCGTGTTGCCGTCCACCACGACCACTACCACCACATTGCCCGCATTGGTCACTACATGCTCGCAGGTTGCGACATTGGCCGTTGCCGAAGGATTACCGCAGGCCGAACTAGAAACAGCCTTAAAAGTGGCGGTGCGCGAAAGCCTTTGCACAAGTGACGCTTTCAACGCCAGCGACACAATGGGGGGCAGCGCTGGCATTTACCAAATAAATTACTTTTGGTGCAAACCCTCGACATACTGGCCTACCGGCTGGTTGCAAGCACACGGCATTTTGCAAACGTGCGACGAACTATTTAACCCAGTAACAAACACAAAAGCCATGGTTGCCATTTGGAACAACAGCGGTTGGCTACCATGGAAAACAGCAAACTAAATGCAAGAACAG